TGCGAGGCGCTCACAAAAACGATGTGCCGCACACGGGCGTCGGTGAAGGCGTCCATGATCTCTTTCAGATACGGCGTCCGGCTGGTCCTCCAGCGGCCCGTTTCGGCGGCGCTCTCCGGCGAAAGCACTCTCTTCAGGTCGGCCCACTCGCTCACGGTCAGCTTTTCCGGGGGACGGATCGCCTGCACCGCGTGGCGGATAGCGGCGTTAAGCCGTTTTGCTTCCGCGACTGGATCAACGACGGCCTTCTCGGCTTTCTTTTGGCTCATTCATCCTCACCGGCCAACTTTTCCAGCTTCAGCCGTTCCCGTACACGGTCCTGATACTTAACCGGATCATACTCATATCCGGCAAGTTCTTCCATCACACGATAAACCTCATCGCGGATGATCTCGGACGCCTCTGCCGTCGATGTGGCCGAAACGACGTCAACCGCCAGCCGCCCCGGAAGGGCGAGCAGCGCCCCTCTGATCGTGTAGATCAGATCCTCGGTCATGGCAGCCACATCCTCGCTGCGGTGCATTTTCCCCGCACGTTCTTTGGCGTCCAGCACGGCGATTGCTGCCTTGCTCTTTTTCAGTTTGACTTCTGCGTCAAGCTTATCGGTCTCGAGCTGTTTATTGCTCTTTTTCGTGCTTTCTTCTTTTTCTTCGATCCCGGAGAGGTACGATTTGACGGCGTCGTGGATCTCATACAGATTGCCATGCGGCGTCTGCACTTTGTTCAGTACGCCCTGCGACGCAAGCTGGCCGATCCACTGGTTGCTTTTACCGGTCATCGCGCACACGTCCGCGGTCTTGACATAAACCTTCGTCCCGGCCTGCAAAATGTAAACCGCGCCGTCCCGGATCTCCGCGACCGGCTTCACCTTCCCGGCCCCGCCGCCACTCGTTGCGTTTTTTGCAACAGCTGCTTTACCGGTTTTTTCGGCAGATTTTTGCGAATCCTTAACTTTTGCCGTGCTTTTCGCCGCCACCGCGTCCCCCTCCTTTCTTTGCGATCTCTCTTTGTTGGTTCAGAGGGGAGGAATCGAACCTCCGACGCCCTGTTTCCGGTCGTTCATTCTCAGCCGCGTCACTCCAGACCGGCAAACCGAAAACAGACGCCAGGCGCCAGCGTCCTCTGCATATAAAATGATCCGCGCATTACAGATGTTTACCTCTCCTCAAATTTACCGCGCGGTTTCTTTTTTCTTTACAGCGATCCGCATCCGCAACGCAAAGGAAATGGCTGAAAAACCTTTACGCTGCGGACACGATGTGCCGGGGCTCCCACCGCCCCCCCGCATCTGGCACATTATCCCGCCCGCAGGCCGAGCCTGCAATGCTCAAACTATAATCACGAGCACACCGGGGGAAAAATGGAGAAAAAACCCCCTGAAAAAGTGCTCTTTTTTCAATTAAAGTGGTCGATTTTTCAGCCACTAACTGATCGTTTTTCGGGGTTCACCGAGCCGCGGCGCGTTTTGAGGGCGTCACAGTACCTTGAGCGGATCGGTTTTCCTCCGTCAAACGAGTTGCAATACGTCTCAGCGCCCGCACAATCGCGTTCACGCATTCGGTCGTGTTCACGTTTGTCCGCTCGTGCCGTCGCATTTTCGCGCTGTTTTCGGCCAATGATGGACCAAAATAACGATCCGCCGCCCGAGCCCCTTTCGCGTTCCTGTCAGCGACATATCACACCCGCGACAGGATCACCGCCCGTGAGTACGTGTTGCCCTGCGCCATCATGTTGATGAATTCCTCCTTCGAGAAGTCAGACAATCGGAAGATCTCTTCGGGCCGCATGCCCAGCTGCTTGCTTATCTCCTTCACGTCCTTGCCTTCGGCCAGCAGGTCCTTCACGATGGCCTTCATGGGCTCCAGCAGATGCGTGCCTCGGGCCCTGTTGTGCGTGATCGTGCCGTACATATCCTCGCTGCGGTCGCCGTGATGGTCCACAATGACCACCGGCACCTTGCCGCCCAGCTTCGTCAACAGGGGCTCGCGGCCCGATACCGTCCACCGATGGAATCCGTCTATGATCGTCAGGTCGGGGCGGCACACGATCGGCAGCGTCCAGCCGTTCGTCAGGATCGACTGCACCAGCAACTGCAGGTTCTCCTCCGAGACCTTGTTCGGGTTGTAGTCATTCGCACGCAGCCGTGTCCGGTCCACCCATTGCAGCGAGCCAAGCGGCGCGAACAGATCGGCGTCAGCCATGGGCCTCACCGCCTTCCGTGCGGAACTGCTTGGCGTATTCCGCGTAAGCGCCGTACACATTTTGATATATGGCCCGCATGGTGCGCAGCTTGGGATCCCCGGCGATCAGCGCGTCGTGCATCTGCTTGTAATCCCGCGGACGGGCCATGCCGTCCACCTTGGTAAACAGCCGCCGGTATTGTGTGGCCACCCGGCGCGTGGTGTCGTTGGTGAAGTGCCGGTCGAATTCCTCGAACAGCATCTTCCGCACCAGCTCTTTATAATCGCGCTTGTCGCCGGCCTCGTTCTTGCGGCGCGTCCGGGAGCTCCGCTTGTACCATTCGGAATCCCAATACAGCAGCGTCAGATAGGCGTTCGGCTCCCGGCGCTCGATCCGGCGCCACAGATCCGGGTCGGTCTCGGCGACGTGCTTCAGGCCGCGGAGACTGTCGCAGGCGAAAAAGTTGGAGATCCGCAGCGCGTGACGGTTCTCTCCGGCCTGATAGATCCAGAGGTACGCCTCCGGGATATCCAGACGGTGATCCCGAATGTACATCCAGACGTCGTTGTCCTTCCAATCGTAGATCGGGTAGATGGTGTTGCTGCCGGTGATGCCCTGCCGGCCGAGGTTCAGCGTGCTCATGTATTGGAGGCGCTGCACCGATTCGGCGGCCCGCACGCCGGTCAGCATGATGCCGTCCTTGGTGACGCGGGGCAGAAACGTCTGATAATTCATGCCGCCCACCCGCGTCATGTAGGGGCTTTGCATGATGGCGAAGGCCGGGGGCTTGCGCACCCACACGTCCTCTTTGCCCGGCTCCCATGTGATCCAGCTCTCGTCGTTCGTGAGCATGTTGAAACATGAAACTTGTTTCAGCGGCAGGCAATACCAGTCGAATCCGGCGCCGGCCATCAGATATTTCTTGCGCCAGAACTTCATGGCGTCAATGGAGCAGTCGTAGATCGCCTCTTCGTCGATGAAAATGCAGGTGAGCTGCTTCGCGTCGATCTCGCCCCGCTGGATCATCTGATAGACCAGATCGGCCATGCAGATGGAATCCTTACCGCCTGACAAGCTCATGTAGACCTTAACGCCGTTTGAAAACACGTTCTTCACCCGGAGGATCGCGGCATCGACACAGCTCAATGAGCCCACAGCTCTCTTCACAGCCATATCTTTTCACCGCAATTCGGGCAGATCACGAATCTGCCTTCCGGCTCCGGATCGTCAGACGGCGCCTCGCTCTCTGCAGGAGCGTTCACGGGTTGTGCCGCACGTTCGGCCTCTTCCCGCCGATAGGTCTCTGCCGCGCCGGCGATCTCTTCTTTCTTCTCGTCGGTGATCAGACCGTAGGAGGACATCATTTCGTCGATCTCGTCCGCATCGGCGCTGAGGGACCGCAGCAGCTCGTCATCGAAGCCCGGAACGTCCAGGTCATCGCCCAGCTCCGCGATGATCGCGTCGAAGGCCTTCATGTCGTCCACGCCCAGGTCAAAGATGCGGTTATCGGCCAGCATGAGCTTTTTCTTTTCGTTCTCGCTCAGGCCGGTGACAACGTAGCAGTCCGCTTTGGTGCGGCCCATGGAGAGCAGCGTCTCATACAGTCCGTTTCCGGCGAGGATAACGTCGTCTTCGTCGCAGACGATAGGACGGATCTGGCCGAACATTTCCACCGAACGCCGGAATTCCGCGAGCTGCTTATCCGTGTGCATTCTAACGTTGCGCTCCGGGCGCTTGAGCTCGGAAAGCAGTTTAACGACGGTCTTCATGCCGGCACCGCCTTCCGCTTCCTCTTTTCGACCTCATTCCAGATGATGGCGAAAAGAATACCACCCACGACGAAATAGATACGGATCGACGCCATGAGCGTCCACATACCCA